CAAGACCTTTAACTTGTACACGCTCTAGGTAATCAGTATCGATTAACAATACTTTGTTATTAGTAACCCAAGATGCAGGAAGGATAGGCACTCCAAAGATTGTCACACCTGTTCCGCTTGCATTCAAAGTTAAACCACCCGCACCAGAGTAATAACCATTGGTGTAAGTTGATTTAAGCAAAGAAGCCATCATTGCGTTTGAAACTAAACCATAAGAAACGGAATAGTTCAAATCCATTTGTTGTGCAATCATATCAATGATTTTCTTCACGTTGTCAGTTTCTGCGCTTGTTGTAACAGTAGCGGCAGCACTCACGGTTGTAAAGAAACTTGCATTCTCTTTCTTAAAGAAATCTCTCATCAAGATTCTTGGTAAAGTTGATTGCAACCAAGGTAATGAAGTAGCCATTTGCTTTGTGAAAGTTGAGAAACCTGCAAGATAGTTTTGAACAACTTTAACTTCAGTAAAATTGTAAGTGTTTTCTGCTTTAGTAGAACCTTCACTTTGTACGGCGATGTTGTTTGCGTTAACTTGCTCTTTGTAGAACACATACAAACCAGTTTCAGTGTTAACGGTTGGCGTTAAATCACGGAAGTTGATTTTTTGTGCAGGTTGAATTGCTTGACGTACTGAATACGTTGCAACAGGATCACCTGTAAGGTTATTCAATCCCATTGCTTTTACGTTAGGTAATTCAATTCTGAATTTCCTGTCTGAACGTAATTTTTGAGTCAATTCGTTGTCGATTCCTTCTTTGAAATCTATTCCGCTCAATGCTTCTGCAATTCCTTCTGAAAGTGTTTGCTCTTTTTTCTCACCGATAACGTTTGACTTTGTAGCCAAAGAATCGAATTGAGATTGCATTTCTTTTTGGAAAGCACGAATTTCGTCGCTGCTTTTTGCTTCTGCGCTTGCTGCAAATGCAGCCATTTTAGAGTCGATTTGGGCAGTTAATGCGCCATAATCCTTCGATTGCTTTTCGCTTTCGGTCTTAATTTTTTCTACCATTTCGGTCATCTTACCTACTTCGGCTAAAATTTGATTGTCCATTTTAAATAAATTTAGATAATTTAATGTTTGATTGTCTTAAGGCTTCTAGTATTTCATTTCTCGGCTCTACTGACTTCTTGCGGTCGGGTGAAGTGAGCAATTCATCTATTGCACTTTGTATTTGTTTTATTTCTATTTCCAATAAGGAAAAAGTTTTATCGGTAAAAGTTCCCTTCTTTGCTATGCTTGAAAGTTTTTCAAATCGTTGCGTTAATGTGTCGGCCATTTCGTTTGTGAAATAATCTTTCGTAATTGCAAGTGTTGGTGTCAAAGGATTTGCACCCCATAACACCGCGCTGCCTTCGTATAATCTTACTTCTTTAATTTGACGAACACTTTGTTCCTGGTCTTGCCAATCACTTTTGATAGTAGCGAATCCAATTGAATGTTGATTAATCAATCCCGCCGTGTACATTTTTAAAACATCTTCACCAACTTCGGTATCAAGTATTTCAGTAACGGCAACTAACATATCGCCTTCTTCGTATAGTTCGCACGGCTTACCTATTACGCTGCCCATTGTTGCTTTATGGTCAATTAAAGACCAAATTTGATTCTTACCCATTGGGCCGCATTCGGCAATAGTCTTCGTGAACGCACCTGGCATAATTATGTCCGAATCCAAATCGATATTTCCCATCCTTGACCATACGGCTTTAACTTTACGGCACGCGGTGTCAACGTCCACCACATCGCCAACCATATCTTTGTATTCGTATTTTTTCATTGCGTTGTTTTTACAAAATTAGTTATTTTTTCATTTATGCAAATATATTTCTATTTACTTGCGCTGCTAAGTATAATTGTCTGAACTCGCTTGCATTTTGTGGTCGATATTCTTCAACAGGAACGGGCCGCCCTTGTCCGTCTCTAATCGGTACAAACGCAACAACGCATCTACAATTACAAACGTTTCCCGCACTTCCGTTTGGGTCGCCTGGATATTGCATTGCGTCTAGTGCGCTCGTTGACGGCACAACAAAAGGTTGGTCAAATCCAACGGCCACGCCATTCATATGTAAATGGTCGAATTGGTCACGCGGAATCCTTCTTGTGCGTTTGTCCTGTGCTGAAATCCATTGTTTCATTACGGCAACACTAGAACCCGCCGCCGCTATCATTGCACCAACGTTTGACGCGCGCATTGATTCCGTTCTAACTATTAACTCCGCACGTTGGCGCGTGATGTCGCTATCTTTTAACGCTGCCACCATTTTATTAATTCCCCATCCTTCGTCTTGTCCTTGTAGTAATATTTTTTTAATCTGATTAAACGTTGTATTCGTAATCGGTTGCACAATGTCTGCCATTAAAAATAATTCGTAATACTTACGAATAATCCATTGCCACAACGATTCTTCTTCTTTGTTATCGTCTTTTTTTATTTGTCTTTTAATCTCTCTTTGTGTCACGTTTGCCATTGTAATACCCCCACTTTCATACAAATTCATTAATGTATCATACAATGGTTGCGTAGGCAAATCGGTCGGTATTGCGTGTTGATTCTTTTTGTATTCTACAATAAACGCGTCGATTTGTTCTTGTAGGCACGCGTAAATTAGCGGCCTATAAGCGTTTTGTAGTTTTAGAACGATGTTCTTATATGTCGAGTAATAACTCACTTATTTCGCGGGTTTTGGTGCTTCGGGTTGTTTCGCGTATGGATTCAATCCCGCAGGTAAATTGATAGGCGGATTCTCAATGTTGTCAAGCGTTGTAATCGATGACGGAACTAAAATCGTTCTGCGTGTTTGCTCGTCCATCCACTCTGGTACTTTCTCGCCAAGTATTTCGTATCTGCGCTCAAGTGTTAAACAAGATTTCTCTAACCAAGTAACGGTATCAAGTTTGCCTTCTTGTAATTCGGTGTAAACACTTGTGTCAAAATCAATGACGCGTCCTTTAGCGTTCCAATCCTTTTGAAACTTACGATTGAATTGGTCGCGAATAGATGCAAGCGCGGGAATAGCACAACGCACCGTCAATGCTTTTTCACCTTCTTTTGTGTTGCTAAATGTTTTATTATCGGGATCATTTAATAATTGTGACGGCACTTGATAAACATTACAAAGTGCGCGTAAATCCATATTCTCTGCGTTCAATAAATCTAAATCAACAGGTGATAAACCAAGTGGCGTGAATCCCATTTTGTAGCCGCTCGTTGCAACCTGGTTGAATTGGTCACTACCTTGGAACTGTGCTAACTTCTTTCTCACGGCCATTGCTTCTTGTACGGCAACGTTTCCGTCGTATCGTTGGTCATCTACAAACAACACACCTTTAGGGCCGCCGTTCTTATATGCGGCAACGCTTGCGTTCTTGCCTTCGTTGCTTCGTGTAAGTACCTTTGCGGCTGCTTGTAGCGGTGATAAGCCGTACAATTGCAATCCTATAATAGACCACTCGGGATTAAAATATTTATCGTGCAATATTTCCTCTTTATCAAACATTTGTATGTACTGCATGTACAACTGATAGCCTGTAATATTAATCGGAAACTCGTTTAAGTTCGCGATAATGCTCATATACTGCGACGGCATTATGTGTAGACTGTTAGGCATTCCTATATTCTTGCCCGCTAGTATCTTCTTGCCGTAAACGTAACTATTACCAGTGATAAGTTTAAAACCGACCATTTGTTCGATTAAGTCGCCCCAAGTGTCCTCGTCGTTAGGGTGCAATAATAAATCGGTCACTTTTGTAGGTGTTTTAACCAAACGCAACGCCGCGTCTTTAATCTCTGCGACTTTGTCCCAATCTTCAATTAAATCGGGACGCGCTAACATCCCTTTGTATTGCTTATATTTTTGTTCGTCAATTACTTCATACTCCGCCCAAGGTGCTTGCTTACATTTTTCTTCTATCAAACGAATGATTGAATAAACTATATCGTTTGCGCAATAACCATTCTTAACTTGGTTAACTCCGTTTTGACCTTGCCAGGTTACAACATCGCCGTACATCGGCGGCGGATTGTTGCCAAGATAGCCGTTGCGAAGTGTTGATGGTAGCATCTGCGCCGTTCCAACTAATTTGTCGATGCGTTTTTCCGTTAGATTTATCAGAAACTTGTCAAATATGTTCATTGTGAAGG